ATAAATACAGTATGGCCGCAAATGAAAAATCACTTTACAAGAATATTACAGTATCCGGATTAGGAAAAGATCAATCACCAGTTGTATCTAAGCAATATCGCGGCATAAGCACAGTAGCTAATCCCAACGGGTTTAACTTATACGATATTCAGCTAATCAAACAAGATATCATAAATCATTTTCATATCCGCCAAGGCGAAAAACTAAGTGATCCTACGTTTGGTACTATTATTTGGGATATCCTATTTGAACCATTCACAGATGATCTAAAACAACTTATCATAGAAGACATAACTGAAATTATAAATTACGATCCACGAGTATCAGTCAATAGTATTATTGTCGATTCTTACGAAAGCGGCATACAAATAGACTGTTCCTTGACTTATCTTCCTTACAGTATTAGCGAAAGTATGCGCATTAAGTTTGATCAGACCAATGGTCTAATTTAAAGTACGCAGTTTTTTACATCAGGTAAATATAGTATAGAAGTGAGGAACGGCGAATGTCAACGACAGACAGGCAAAACAGACTGCTACTAGCAGAAGACTGGAAGACAATATATCAAAGTTTTAGATATGCAGATTTCCAAAGTTACGACTTTGACAATTTACGTAGAACTATGATCAGTTACATTAGAGAAAACTATCCAGAAGACTTCAATGATTACATTGAGTCAAGTGAATATCTTGCGCTCATTGATATGATTGCATTTTTAGGTCAAAACCTCGCTTTCCGCACAGATTTAAATGCAAGAGAAAACTATATCGAGACAGCAGAACGTAGAGAAAGTATTCTCCGTCTAGCAAGACTTATTAGTTATAATCCAAACAGAAACATTCCAGCAAACGGATTGTTAAAGATTGAAAGTGTTAGCACAACAGAAGATGTAATAGATGCAAACAACAACAACTTGTCTAATCAGTCTATCATATGGAATGATCCTACTAACTCGGATTGGTACGAACAGTTTATTAAGATCTTAAATGCATCATTGCCTGCAAATGCAACATTTGGTCGTCCTGTTAAAAAATCTACTATTGATGGTGTAACAACCGAGCAATACAGATTTAGTGCAAGAAATACAGACCTGCCCTTGTATAGTTTTACAAAAACTATTGACAATAGTTCTCGTAAGTTTGAAATAGTTAGTACAGGTGTTAACACTGACACTAACAGCATTTACGAAGAAGAGCCATTTCCTGGAAATAAACTAGCGTTTCTTTATAGAGACAATGGACAGGGCGCAGGCAGTTCAAACAGTGGATTCTTTATGCACTTTAGACAAGGAACATTACAAAGTAATACTTTTGCAGTAACTAATCCTGTTCCTAACACAACAGTAAATATTGATAGTGATAATATCAACAACAGTGATGTTTGGCTTTATAAGTTAGACAGCAACGGCAATGAAGATACACTATGGGAAAAAGTAGAAAATGTCGAAGGCAACAATATTGTTTATAATAGTGTTACCAAAGGCATTCGTGATTTATACAGTGTATTAAGTCGTGTTAATGATAGAATAAGTCTTATCTTTAGTGATGGTACATTTGGTACTCTACCAAAAGGCAACTTTAAAGTATATTACAGAACAAGTGCTAATTCACAGTTTAATATTAATCCTGCTGATTTAACAGGCATACAAATACAAGTACCATATCTTAGTAAAAACAACTCTGCAGAAACACTTAATATTGTTTTAGAACTACAAACAGTTGTTTCAAATGCAGATAGTGCAGAATCTAATGAAAGTATTAAAACAAATGCACCGAGTACATATTATACTCAGAATCGTTTGATCACAGGCGAAGATTATAACATTGGACCATTAGGTGTAAGTCAGCAAATCATTAAAACTAAAAGTATAAACAGAACCAGTAGTGGCATAAGTCGTTATTATGATCTAAGAGATGCAACAGGAAAGTATAGTAATACTTTAATGTTTGGTGACGACGGAAGTATTTTTACAGAAAATTTAACAAATAAGTTTAGTTTTGATTTTACTTCAAAAACAGACATTGAAGCAACTATTAATAATCAAGTTTTATCTATAATCAAAGATACACAAACAAAAAACTTTTATTATAAAAACTTTAACAGGAATACAAGTATTGCAGAACTAAACTATACTTGGTCTGCAACAACAAATGACACCAATCAAAGTACTGGGCTTTTTAAAGATCAATTTAATATTCCAGAAGCAGTGTCTAGCTTTACAGCAACAACTATGCGAAATGTAAGCCCGGGCAGTTTGATTAAGTTTACTCCACCTTCTGGATATCACTATGACAAAGACAATCAACTTGTACTCGGTGCAGTTTCCAAACTTGGCGATAAAGAATATATCTGGACAAAAGTTATAAGTGTATTTGAAAACGGAACAATACCACAAATTAATAGCACATTAGGTCCTGTTATATTAAATGAAGAAGTGCCTTCTAACAGTAAACTTGTTGAAATTATTCCAGTATTAAACAATAATATTGTTAATGATACATTGTCTCAAATGGTAGATCAGGTATTTGCATTTAAAACATTTGGTTTACGTTATGATGTAGAAACAACCAACTGGAAAGTTATTACAAACAGCAATCTTAATAAAACTAGTGCATTTAACACAGGTAAAACTGGCGATGCTACAGGTACAAACCAAGATGCTAGTTGGATATTCCTATTTGAAACAAATGGCGAAACATATACAGTAACCAGTCGTGCTGTTAGATATGTATTTGAAAGCGATAAACAAATACGTTTCTATTTTGATGGCAACGACAGAATCTATGATAGTAAAATAGGAAAGATTGTAACAGATACAATCAGTATTTTAAGTAACAACAATCAGCCAGATGTATTAACGCCATTTAATCAAGATTGGAAATGGCAAGTTGTTAAAGAATATAGAACAGCCGAAGGTTATGTAGACAGTAAAAAACTAGAAATAGGATTTATTGACAGCGATGCCGATGGAGTAATAGATGATCCAGATTTGTTTACAAATGTAGTAGCACCCACAAACCTTCCTGATACAAAATATATTTTTGCTAAAAAGTTTATGAAAAACAACACAGAAACATTTGAATACATTAGTGCAGTAACAGAAAAGATTCAAGTTAAAACAACTGAAGCAGCTATCGGCTCGTATAGTTCTTATGATGCTGCAACAATATTCTATATTAGTAGTACAAGTGTATTTAAAAAGTTTAATTCTACACAAACAGGACTAGAGTTATGTATTGATTATAAAGCATATACTGGTAGAGATAGTATTAGATTTGATTACAGACATGCGGCTGCGGAAAATCGTCGTATCGATCCAAGTAGTAGTAATATTATTGATTTGTATCTATTAACAAAAACATACGATATTGAATATAGAAAGTATCTAAGAGGCGACAATGCAGTTATGCCGTTGGCACCTAGTAGTGATTCATTGTTCTTAGACTTTGGATCGTCTATTAATAAGATTAAATCAATAAGCGATGAAATAGTTTACCATCCGGTAAAGTATAAATCATTGTTTGGTTCAAAGAGTGATACAGATGTACAAGCAACACTTAAAATAGTAAAGAATGCAAACCGTGTAGTAAATGACAACGATATTAAATCAAGAGTTATTGACAGTATCAATGAATTCTTTGCATTAGAAAACTGGGACTTTGGCGAAACATTTTATTTTAGTGAATTAGCAGCATATATAATGAAGCAAGTTGCGCCTGATGTTAGTAGTATTGTTCTTGTACCAAAAAGCGAAACACAATCGTTTGGAAGTTTGTACGAACTAAAAAGCGAAAATGATGAAATATTAATTAGCAGTGCTACTGTTAGCGATATTGAAATTATAGACGGCATTACAGCATCAAGACTTAAAGCAACAGCAAAAGTTATCACCAGTGACGATGTATTAAATACAGGAGTGCAAAGTTCTAGCACTTCAACAACGACCATTACCGAAGGAAATAGTTACTAATGGCATACAACGATGATCAAAACGAATATCCTGTTCCAGGAAACTCCAATGTAAAAAGAACATCAGCTTCATTACTGCCAAGATATTTTAGAACTAATGCAAACAAAAAGTTCCTTGGAAGCACAGTTGATCAATTAACCAATCCGGGCGTTGTCGAAAAAATAAATGGATTTGTAGGACGTAGAGAAGCAAAAGCAGTAACCATTGATGACAATTACATCAGTGATATTAACGCACTTAGAGAAGATTATCAGCTTGAGCCATATGCTATTGTACAAGACGATATTGAAAATGTAGAATTTGATGCCGACTACTTAGATGTTTTAGGACAAATTTCAGCGTTTGGCGGCAACACAGTCAATCATAATAAACTTTTTGAGCAAGAGTTTTATGCATGGAACCCACATATTAGTTTTGACAAGTTTACTAACTTTAGAGAGTACTATTGGCTACCAAACGGCCCGCAAGACGTTCCTGTAAGAGGACAAGGGCTGGCAGTAACTAGTACATTTACTATTGAAACAGTAGTAGATGATAACAATACTGCATATATTATTTCACCAGATGGTATAACACGAAATAAAAGTATTAAGTTGTATAGAGGTCAGACATACAGATTTGAAGTCAATGTTCCTGGTCATCCTATTAGTATTGCAACTGCCAGGCAGAAAAAAGTTGAATATTCAAAAGATAGTACCTTAGTTAGTACACTGTATCAAGAAGGTGTTACACTAATACATGATCAGTTAGATGATTCTCTTGTTAATAGTTCTGATTATTTAGAAACAGGATTTATTGAAAACGGTGTACTTGAATTTACTGTTCCGGGTGATGCACCTGACAACTTGTATTATGTAAGCCAGCTTGACATTAACAACAGCGGCGCATTTAACATTTTTGATATTGAAGAAAATACTGCTATTGATGTAGGTGAAGAAATCATCGGAAAGAAAACATATACAACTGTAGACGGTTGGGATCTTTCTAATGGAATGAAAGTTTACTTTCAGGGTAATGTTACACCTGCAAGCTACGAACAAGGATTATACTATGTTGAAGGCGTAGGCGAAAGTATTAGCCTAGTACCAGTTGGCAACTTAGAAGTTCCTGCTATCTTTACACAAGATACACAAGTGCCATTTGATGCAAATGGATTTGATCGTGTTCCATGGAGTGATGCAAGAAGTTATGCAGGTTCAAAAGATTATATTTGTATGGACAGACGCGATTCTAGTAGAAATGCATGGGCACGATACAACCGTTGGACACATAAATCAGTTATTGAAAAAAGTGCAGAAATCAACAATCAACCAGTTGTATTAGATCAAAATGCAAGAGCTAAACGTCCTATTATTGAGTTTGAAGCAAACTTGCGTTTGTGGAATCACGGTAATGTAGCAAAACTAAATGTAGATCTAGTTGACACATTTACCAAAGATGTATTCAGTACTATTGAAGGTACTGCTGGTTATAATGTCGATGGAATAGATTTAGTTGACGGCATGCGTATTTTATTTACAGCAGACTCGGATAGTTTTGTAAATGGCAAAATATACGAAGTTAAGTTTATTACTCACACAAATACCAGACAAATAAGTTTAATAGAAACAACAGATACTAATCCAGTTTTAAACGAAACAGTATTAATCAAAGACGGAACAAAAAATGCTGGTAAAATGTATTGGTACAACGGCACTGAATGGAAACTATCTCAAGATAAAATAGGATTAAATCAAGCACCAAAGTTTGACTTGTTTGACAGCAGTGGTAATAGTTTAGGTGACGATGCAGTTTACGAATCAACAAACTTTGTAGGCAACAGACTGTTTAGTTATAGAATTGGCGAAGGCGCAAATGATGCCGAATTAGGATTTCCTCTTACATATAAAAACTTTGTAAACATTGGCGATATAGTTTTTGATTTTGGACTACTGAAAAGTACATATCAGTACAAAGTTTCAGGTGCCTTTAAAACTGTAAGCAGTGATATTTTCTATTTGCAATCGTTTAATCAAAATGTTATTTCTTATTCTAACGCATGGCAACGTGCAAATGTAAAAAGCCAACAATATGTAGTAAGAAGGTTTACCGGGCAAGAGCTGTTAAATAACTTTCCTATTGATGTTTATAATAACAGTGCAACCCTAACAGATTTAACAGTGCGAGTTTATGTCAACAACGAATATAAAGTTGATTATACATTTGTAGATGAAAACAATATTCGTAAAGTTGTACTTCCTACAGATATAGGATTCAATGACATTGTTGTCATTAAGACTAAAAGCACAGCTGATAAAAACAACAACGGTTATTATGAGATTCCACACAACTTTGAAAGAAATCCGTCCAACGATAACATCACAGAGTTTACTCTAGGCGAAGTAAACGATCATGTTGAAGGACTTGTTACAGAAGTAGAAGAATTTACAGGTGCGCAACCAGGTGTTGGCAATCTTAGAGATTTAGGAAAACTTTCACAGTATGGAAGAAAGTTTGTACAGCATAGTGGCCCAGTTAACTTACCATTATATCATTTGGTAAACAAAAATGCAAATGTAGTCAAGTCTATTAGATATGCGTTAAATGAATACACTAAGTTTAAAAGACAGTTTATTCAAGTTGCTACCGAAAGTGCATTTCAAGGAACAGTAAAAGATTATGTAGATTTTATTTTTAATGAACTAAACAGTGCAAAAACTTCAACTATGCCTTTTTACAGTACCGATATGGTAGGCACCGGCGGAAGTAAAAAGATTGAATACGAAATCTTAGATAGTAGATTAACAGTGTATGCATTGAGTAATATGTTTAGTCCAACTACTATTAGTAATAAAGCACTTTATGTATATCTAAATGATGTACAACTAATACACAATGTAGATTATACATTTACTGGCACAGGTTTTGTTGATATAAGTGCAACTCTAACCGATGGCGATGTTTTAGTTATACACGAATATGATAATACTGAAGGTAGTTTTGTAGCACCTACTCCTACTAAAATAGGAATGTTTCCTGCATATGCTCCTGAAAAGTTTTATGACACTTCGTATGCAACTCCTGTATATGTTATAAGAGGACATGACGGCAGTATTACATTAGCATACAACGATTATAGAGATGATTTAATCTTAGAACTAGAAAAGCGCATCTATAACAACATAAAAGTAGTATACAATCCTGATATTTTTGACATCAATGATATTGTAGGCGGAGTTGATAGAAATACTAAAATACCATCAGCTGACATCAACAACATCTTAATCAAAGATTTTATTGATTGGACAAGTATTGCAAAAGTATCCGATTATACCAAAAATGATTTTGTAGTACAAGGATCTCCTTTTACTTACAACTATAATGGAAGTACAAATGATCGCAATGAAGCTGTACCGGGTTTTTGGAGAGGCATTTATAGACATGCGTTTGACACTGATCGTCCTCACACACATCCTTGGGAAATGCTCGGGTATGGTACAAAGCCAACTTGGTGGGAAACAGTTTACGGACCAGCACCATACACTCGCGATAACTTAATACTATGGACTGATTTACAAAACGGCGTTATTAGACAACCAGGTAAAACAGTGTTAAGAAATAAAAAATATGTAAGACACAACTTGTTAAATCATATTCCTGTAACTGAAAATGGTCAACTATTGTCTCCTTTAGAAAGTGGTTATGTTGCAAACTTCAGCTTTTCTGTACAAAGCCAACAACTGTTTAAGTTTGGCGACGAAGCACCAACAGAAACTGCATGGAGAAGAAGCAGCGGATATCCATTCAGTTTAATAATTGCAGCCATATTAACAAAACCTGCACATACTATGGGTGTTGGATTTGACAGAAGTCGTATGCAACGAGATGTTGCAGGCAACTTAGTTTATAGTCAAACCGGAAAAAGAATTAATACTGCAAACTTGGTATTTCCTAAAGTAGGAACTAATATCAGCGGCGGATTTGTAAACTATATCAGTGAATATATTAACTCAAATTCTCAGTATCCTTATACTACATATGTAGATAACCTAACAAGACTAACAAACAAGTTAGGATTTAAACTTGCTGGATTTGCAGAAAAGAATAAACTAAAGCTAGTATTAGACAGTAAAACTCCTTTAAACAAAGGCAATATTTTTGTACCTGCTGAAAACTATAATATTATTTTAAGAACATCAAGCCCACAAGAAATTGTTACATACAGCGGCGTTATTGTTGAAAGAACAAGCAAGGGTTATAAAATTACAGGATACGACAAAGACCAGCCGTACTTTAAATATTTTCCTGCAATAGAAAATAACAACGATCCGTTTGTTAATGTTGGCGGCATCAGTGAAAGCTATATTTCGTGGTCAGAAGACAAGTTTCTTGTTGCTGGAAAAATAGTCGAATATAATAATAGATATTACAGAGTAAATGTTAATCACAACACTGGAAACACTTTTGATTCTGATTTGTATATACCTTTACCTGAATTACCAATAACTGGCGGCAAGGGCGCACATTTTAGAAAGTCGTTTCAAACAAAAACTGTAAAACTAGACTATGGAACAATATTACTAGACTTACAACAAGTTGTTGACTTTTTATTAGGATATCAAACACACTTGAAATCTTTAGGATTTCAGTTTGAATATTTTAATAAAACGACAGAAGCAATAGAAAACTGGCAGCTTGCAGCAAAAGAGTTTTTATTCTGGACAACACAAAACTGGGCAAACAGTAGTACACTGACATTAAGTCCTGCTGCTAATCGTGTTGTATTTGAAAAAGATTTTTATGTAGTAGATGACATTTATAACAACGATTACGATCTTGCAGTTCTTAATCAAAATGGAAATATAGTTACAAAAGCACGTTCGGGCATTTATAGAGACAATACTAATGTGTTTAATATTGAATCAGTTGAAGAAGGTATTTTCCTTATTAAGTTGCCATTGATACAAAAAGAACATGTTGTACTCATTGACAACACAACAGTATTCAATGATACAATATATGTTCCGGAGACTGGCTACAGACAAGAACGTTTGAATGTAGTAGGTTATAGAACAGATGACTGGAATGGTAGTTTAAATATTCCAGGTTTTATTTACGATGATGCTAAAGTTACTACTTGGGAAAGCTATAAAGATTACAAAACAGCAGAACTTGTAAAGTTTAAAGAGTTTTATTATTCAGCAAGGTTTGCACACAGTGGAACACAGGATTTTATTTACGGAAACTGGAATAGATTAAACAGTAAGCCAACAAGTCAGTTATTGCCAAACTGGGATTATAGAGCAAATCAGTTTGCAGATTTTTACGACCTAGACACTGATAACTTTGACAGCGAACAGCAACGACTTGCACAGCATTTAATTGGCTATCAAAAGCGTGAATACCTTGGTAACATTATTACCGATGATGTAAGTCAGTACAAGTTTTATCAAGGATTTATTCAAGACAAAGGTACATCAAATGCTATTACAAAACTATTTGATAAACTAGGTTCAGCAAATCAAGACAGTGTAGAATTGTATGAAGAATGGGCAGTACGTGTTGGCCGTTATGGCGCAACAACAAGTTTTGACGAAGTTGAGTTTGCATTAGATGAAAACCAGTTTAGAATTGAACCACAGCTTATTGAGTTTGTAGAAACAGTAAATTCTACTCGTACAGACTTGGTATATCAGTATCCAAGAAAAGATGTATATCTTTCACCTTCTGATTATACACATACATCTCTACCATTAACATCGAGTACCAATGAGTATTCTAAGACTGCTGGTTATGTTACTTTAGATCAAGTTAATTTTTTAACAACAACATTAAACGATGTTTTGGTATTAGATGTTAACAGTGTTGATATTGGAAGTTATATTTGGGTTCCAAAAGCTGGACAAACTTGGAATGTATACAAGCACGTTGTTGCTCCAATACGTATTCAGTCTATTGAGAAAACAGACCTAGGATTTAAAGCAACGTTTAATAAACCTATTAGTTTTGTAGACGGCGACATTGTTGGATTTAATAATATCAACAATGATGTTAATGGCTTTTGGATTGTTCAAAACACTGGCTATACAGATATTGAAATACAACTTGATAACCCAATCACAGAAGAGTTTATTGACTTGTCTGATAGCACACTAGGAATAGTAACTCAAATGTCTTCGAGACGAGTTTCGCAGCCTACTGACATCAACGATATTACCAAAGTTTACAACTTAGATGCTGATGACAGATTTTGGATTGATTCTATTGATGCTGATGGAAACTTTGGCGTATACGATAACAACATTGTTCGTAGTTTTAAACAATCTGTACCTGCACCAGAAGCTGGCAACAACTACTTTGGTTACGATGTAGCATTTAGTAGTAATAACACAGTAATGGCTGTAGGCACACCAGACATTGGCAATGGTAAAGTTTACGTTTATACTAGAAGTAGTGAAGCCGTTGACTTTGCATTAAAACAAACTTTAGAGCCGTTAGCATCACATCACGCCAATGGAGATTTTGGTACAAGTGTTGCAGTAACAAACAGCGGCCAGTATCTATATGTTGGTGCACCAACTGCTTCTAACGTTAAAACAAAATACACAGGTGTATTAAATCCTGCTACAAGTTATAACGCTGGCGACATTGTAAGTCAACGAGGCATACTTTGGGAAGCACAGCGTGATATAACTCCAGAAAGTAGTACTATTAACTTGCTAAGTCAAGACTGGAAGTTAGTAGACATTTTAACAACTGATTCTTTGGCCGATAGTTTTGGACAACCTAATCAGGGTGTTGTTTATATATATGAAAAACTATTAGACAGCACATATCAGTTAGTTGATATTATATTAAGTTCTGCTCCTGCAGGAAATGAAAAGTTTGGTACTGCTATTAAAGTAGTATCCCCAGGAGATTGGGATCACAATCTCGTTATTAGAAGTTTAGCAGACAACGGCAGAGTTTATTTTGTTAACAACAAAGGCATAACTGATGTAAAATCATATGCTTATTCAAAAGATACAAACTACAAAGGCGAATGGCAGACTGTTTCTAAATATATTGCAGGCGAAATTGTGTTCTACGATGGCGAACTGCGTGAAGCAAATACAACTGTGTTTGCAGGCGATGAGTTTAATCCTAGTCAGTGGGATGTACTTTCTACATATATTGATTATACAGGATTTGTTCCTGCTAACTTAAACGAAGTTACTGATATATTAAACGAAGACAGTAGTTCTTTTGGAAATGCAGCCGAAGTTGGATCTAGTTATGACATTAGCAACAATGCTGAAGTATTAGCACTTGGCGGCATTCAAGCCGACGGTGAATATAGAATTGCAATCTACAGAAAATCAAATGGAAGATTTGTATTTGATCAAAATATTGATTCGCCCACTGATCAAGAGTACTTTGGAACATCAATAAGTTTAAACAGTGCTGGCACAAAAATAGCAATAGGCGCACAAATATCTAGTACCAACGGAACGTACAACGGTGCAGTATATGTGTATAAATCAACCAACGGCGAGTTTGCATTAGATCAAACACTTTACGCACCAAACGGCGAACAAAACGAACGCTTTGGTAGTAACGTAAGTTTTGATGTAGATAAACTTGCAGTAACAAGTAGAAACGGCGACACATTTGCATATGTTACACTTGATAACGATACAACATATCTTGATAATAATGCAACTGTACTAACTGACAGTGTTAAAGATAATGGACAAGTTTACATTTATGAAACAATAAATGACGGCCTTGTGTATGCTGAAAAACTATATTCACAAGTTGATATTTCTGATGCAAAAGATCCGTATGGTATTTTAAATAAAAACCACTTGTACATAGTTGCACCTGCACAGCCCAATGGCGATGTAGTTGGATTAATACAGGATCATAGATCAGACCTAACCACAAACGCATGGTCGATCAACAGTCAAGGCGAGCAGCATGTGGACGTTGATAAAATTAAAGGTGTTTGGTTATATGATAAAACAACAAATGATTTAATCACATATCTTGATTATATTGATCCTATTAGTGGACGTATTGCAGGCCCAGCAGATCAAGAACTTACTTATAAGTTGTATTACGATCCAGCAGTTTACAACATCGGCAGTACCGATACAGGAACAGCAGATCTTTGGGGTAGTCAACAGGTTGGAAAACTTTGGTGGGATCTTAATGCTGTAAAATGGTACAATCCTTATCAAGGAAATATACAATACAAATCAAACACATGGAATCAAATTATTCCTGGATTTAGTGTTGATGTTTACGAATGGGTACAAAGTGATTTACTACCAAGTGAGTGGGACCAACTAGCAGATTCAACTGAAGGCTTATCAACAGGCATAAGTGGATTGAGTTTGTACGGCGATGATTCGTATGTAAGAGCTAGAGTATATGACACAGTGTCAAATACATTTATACCGACATATTACTTCTGGGTTAAAAATAAGAATACTATTCCAAACACATACGGAAGACGTATTAGTTCTTTTGATGTTGCACAGTTGATTGCAGATCCATCAGGACAAGGTTACAGATATGTTGCATTACTTGACAATAAAAAGTTTGCAATGCATAATGTTAAAAATCTTATCAAAGATACAGATACTATTTTACATGTTGATTACTTTATCCAAGACGATGCAGAAAACAAGAATATTCACAGTGAGTATGCATTAATAGTTGAAGGGTTAGCATCAAGTAAGCCAAACAATGATATTGTTAACAAATGGGTTGATAGTTTAGCTGGATACGATACTCAGGATAACGTGTTACCAGATCTAAATGTTAGTATTGCACAACGCTTTGGTATATTAAATGAACCAAGACAGTCTGTATTTGTTAACAGAACAGAAGCACTTAAACAAATTGTTGAAAGAGTAAACGGTGTGTTGTCTCAATCTACTATTGTTGATGACTTTGATATTTCACCTTTGCTTACATCTGATCCTATTCCTAGTAAGTTTAGTAACCAGTGGGACACACAAGTTGCAAGTGAAGGTTTGCTAAGATTTGTTGGCACTGCTAAAATAGCTCAAGCAAAACTTACTCCTGTTATTGTAGATGGCACTATTACAAGTGTTACTATTACTAATAAAGGCAGAGGATACATTGACAGTAACTACACTACTGGAAAGCGCAACGGTCCGACTGTTACAATAGAAGGACAAGGATTTGGAGCCGAAATAAAAACATATATTGACAATCTTGGACATGTAATAGAAGTTGAAGTAATCAATGGCGGCAAAAACTATCTAAGCGATACTACTATTATTGTACGTCCATTTAGTGTGCTTGTAACCACAGATTCAGAAGTGGGCGGCATTTGGGCTGTTTACAATTGGATTGCAAGTACACAAGAATGGTTTAGAAACTACGTCCAAGAGTATGATGTTACAAAATACTGGACATACAAAGATTGGTATGCCTCTGGTTACAACAGCCTTACATCAGTTGATTATTTAATACAAGGCAGTTATGCACTTGATGCACTAAATGACAAACTTGGCAATACTGTTAAGATTGAAAACATTGGTTCAGGAGGTTGGCTATTATTACAAAAGGTTGACAATCAAGCAGAGGTCGATTACACTGTTAACTATAAAGTTATAGGTAGACAAAACGGTACAATTGAATTTAATAGTCAACTATATCAAAATGAAACAGCTGGGTTTGATAATATAATCTATGATGCATCATTTTATGACAGCGAGCCAACACAAGAAATAAGAATAATACTATATGCACTAAGAGATAACTTGTTTGTTGATCAGCTAGAGGTAGAATGGAACAAACTATTCTTTGCAAGTATTAGATATGCAATGAGTGAGCAAGTTGACTTAGATTGGATATTTAAATCTAGCTTTGTAGTAGCCAAGCACAATGTTGGCGAACTTAAACAAAAAGTAACTTATCAAAACGATAACCTTCCTAACTATCAAGATTATATTGAAGAAGTAAAACCGTATAGTACTAAGATAAGAGAATATATTAGTTCGTATAATAAAGTTGAGCCAACACAAACTAGCGTAACTGACTTTGATTTGCCACCTCGTTATGATGCAGAACGTGGACAGATTGTTAGTGAAACTATCAAGTTCCTTAACAACAGTATTAGTGGAACAAATGAAACTACACAAACATATCCACAAAAACATTGGTTGGACAATGTTGGATTTGAAATCACTAACTTTGTTGTTTACAACGGCGGAAGTGGATATACAGAAACTGCAAACGTAACAGTTAGCGGCGGAGGTGGCCCAACATTAGAAGGGCTGGCATATATTGGCGGCGATGCTATACAGTATATTGAAGTTGACACTGCGGGTGCAAAATATTATACTACTCCTACAGTTACAATTAATGGTAGTCTAGAAGAAGACGGTGTAGAAGCTACAGTTTATGCTCAAATAGGAAATAGTGTGATTAGATCAACACACCTGTTAATGAAGTTTGACAGAGTTGCAGGAGCATACTATTTTACAACATTAAATGAAACTGAAACTTTTGTGGGCAACGGTGGCTTAACTGAGTTTAGTTTAAAATGGCCATTGAGTACAAACAGTGCTGATATTTCAATCACTGTAGGCGGTGAACCTCAGTTAATAAGTGATTTTACAGCAACAAATGTTCTTGACACAACCAAAACTTTTGACAGATATCGTGGTAAAATAACATTTACAAACGCACCTGTAAACAACAGTGCAGTTGTTATAAACTATAAAAAGTCAACAAGTCTACTAACAGCAGAAGACAGAATTAACTTCTTCTACAAGCCTACTACAAATATGCCAGGTAACGAACTAAGTCAGTTAATGAGCGGAGTTGATTATGGTGGCGTACAAATGGACAGTATTGGATTTGGCGAAGATGCTGGATTTGATGCAAAAGGGTTTGGTATTGATTTTGATACGTTTGACACCAACTATGAAGATGAAATCTTTGTACTATTAGATGGTCAAGAAGTTATTACATTATCAAGTGTACTAGAATCTGGTGTAACATACAATGTTTATTTAAACAATGTTCGTATAGACGATCCGGCATATGATGGAGTTAGTGTTGTTGCTAATCCAAATGCTAAAATGATATCACCAGTAGGCGACAATATTACAAACACTATTACATTAGATAGCAATGTGATTAATGTAAATGTTGACGATGTATTAATAGTAAGAAAATCAACCAGCGATGGTAGTTTTACTCCTGAATCAACTGCATACGATGTAAGTTTACAAGGTGGAAACTTTGAATACACAACTGCAAAAGGTATTGAGTCAGGCGACATAGTTGTTGACGGCGACGGCTTTGTTACAGAAACTACTAGCGGTGGTCCAGAAGAACAAGTTCCTGGCCAAGTACTTGACACAGTTGATATTCAAGTATACAATAGAAGTGCAGACGGCCAGGGTATTATTACTGTAAGAAACTATATTACAGATGGTACAACTGTTGAATGGGAGTTTGATGCATATCCGCAATCAGATACAACACTTGTTGTAAAAGTAGCTGGCGAGATTATTGATCATGCTGACATAAACATTGACTACGAAAGAAAGTTTATAAGTTTAAATGATAGTACTGCATTAGATGCTAATCAGAATCTTTCTATATTAACTATTGGCACAAATGGTGTTGATTTATTAGACAGTGATAATATTATTGCTACTGGCGACAAGTTTATATATGAACTTCCTATTAAGTTTACATCTGCATTAAGTGCATTTATAACTGTCAATGGTGTTTTAAAAGTTGTGGACGTTGATTATGGACTTACAGAATCAGATACTGGTTTTGCACAACTTGTTTTTCCAACTAAACTTACAAGCGGAAAAGTTATTGGCTACAGTATATATAACGGTAGTGTAAGTCAGTACAGTCAAATGGTAATCGATAGTACATTTACAACTGATGGTACAAACAAAGTTCATGCATTTACTAATGATGTTGCATTGCCGCTTATTACTAAACCTCTTTCACACAATATACTTGTAAAACGCGGTGACGGCAGATTCTTAAATGCCGGTTATAGAAAAAAACATATAATAGACAGCAACAGAGCATACGACATTGACCGTTGGCAGTTTGAAGATACAACAGCAGTAAGACAAACTGATGTTATTTTGTATATCAATGGTTCTATAGTTGATCGTATTGATTATTTTTATGATACTATTAATGGCAGAGTAGAGTTACTGGACAACAACGTCGGCGAAGCAGGCGACGAGTTAGAAATCTTTATCATTCGTGATGCAGAATATTATTTCATAAACACAACTGTAGAAATAACAAACGGCGATGGTATTAATGATCCTGCCATTGGTGCAGATGTTGAGTTTAGACTATCTGATGATAGTACTACTGTTATTGCATGTGTACAATCATTTAGTAGAAACGGATCAACTCTAACACTAGAACTCCAGGGTTATATTAGAGAGCTATTCCAACTTAAAAGTATTGACGACACTCCGGTAGTTGTTGCAAGTTGGGAAGTTGATAGCACACAAGCAATTATAGGCAACATTAGTCTTATTGAAACTGAGCTACTGTCACTAGCAGAAGCACCAAACGAATGGGAAACTGTTGACATTTATGTATTCAGTAATCACGATATCAACGGGTTTGAAAGAAACTCATATGATATTGTTTGGAATACAAATCAAGCACCAGTCGGAACACAGTTTTATATTAATAAAAACTTGTTAAGTAGAGGATTTATCAAACTTGAAAAACCAGCATTAAGTGCAAACTATGTTTGGGTATTCAAAAACGGTATAATGTTATCACCACAGCAAGATTATAAACTAGACGCTTCTCGAACTGGTGTACAACTTTACGATAAAGTTACATCAAATGATAAAGTAGAAGTATTGCAGTTTACAGCATTAACAAGTAATCCAAAATTTGGATATCGTATCTTTAAAGATATGCTAAACAGATTCCACTTCAAGCGTTTGAACAGTGACAACGAATACAAACTGCAACAACCTTTAAACTATTATGATTCTAGTATTCAGTTGGTTGATAGTACAGGCATCCAAGAACCTAACAAAGCATTGGGTGTTCCGGGTGTTGTTTGGGTTGACAAAGAGCGTATTGAATATTTCACTGTTGATGGTAACTTGCTTAGACAGATCAGAAGAGGTACATTAGGAACTGGTATTAAAGAACAATATCCAACAGGTGCAACAGTTCAAGGTCAAGGAATAGAAGAAAATATTCCATACAAAGACGAAACTTCTAAAACTACCTTTGTTGGAGATGATAGTTCCAAGGAGTTCTTGTTAGATTTTGTTCCTACTAGTGTAAATCAAATCGATGTATTCTTAGCAGGTTCTAGATTGCGTAAAGATACTATTGTAACATTTGACAGAACAGTTGATCAAGATTCGCCTGAGGCAGACGTATCAATTGCTCCAGAGTATACTATTGAAAATATAATAACAGAAAGTGGCACAGTAACAGTGTTAACACTAGCTGACTATATCGACGCACCTACTGACGGTACACTCATTGAAGTTACTAGAAGAACAGGTAAAATATGGAACGATTCAGGAAAATCACTAGCAAACAGTGAAAACCAAATAGCTAAGTTTATAACAGACAAAACAATATCGCTACCACGATAAATACAGTATAGGAACGGAATGGAAACATGATTAACGAACAAAGCGGTGTACACCTCGAAGGACACATAAAAATACACAATCCAGAAAGTGGGCATGTATTTGTTAACAAGCGCAATGCTATTCATTATG